GTCTTATGCTATTAACATAGAGCAGGAACTTGCCCGCAAGCTGTTAACAGAGAATGACAAACTAACCTATTACTTTAAATTTAACTTTAACTCACTATTGAGGGCCTCCGCCAATGAGCGCGCAGACTATTATAATAAAGGCATCCGTGGCGGCTGGCTCTCGCGTAATGAAGCCCGCATGTTTGAGGACGCTAACGGCTTTGACGGTGGCGACGAGTACCTAATAGAAAGTAACTTAATGCCTTCTAGTAAAATTAACGAATACATGGACGCCAAAATAGCGCAGCTTATGAGCACCGCCGACAAAAACAATAACCCAGAGGGCACTAATAATACAGAAGTAATCTAATGAAACAAGAGAAGCGAACCTTTACAGGCACCGTAATAGCAAGAGCAGACGGTGAGAACATGCCTAAAGAAATTGGCGGAATTGCTGCTGTTATTAACTCAGTGACCGACTTAGGTTATTTCGAGGAAGTTATAAACGCTGGGGCTTTTGACTATGCTTTAAGTAAAGAGTATGACATTCGCTGCTTGTTTAACCACGAGGCCGAGTTAATACTAGGCCGCACCAAAGCAGACACCTGCAAAGTGTTTGTAAATGCTGACGGCAATTTAGAGTATACTTGGGTACCCGACTATGAGAACCCTACCCATATGAGCGTTGTGCGTTCTATCATGCGCGGCGACATTACGCAGAGCAGCTTTGCCTTTACTATTAAAGAGCAGTCTTGGACTACCTCGGAAAAGTACGGCAATATGGGCAAGCGAGTTATTACTGTAATCGAGGACCTATACGACGTTAGCCCAGTAACTTACCCCGCTTATGCTGACACTGAAGCGGACGCTCGCAGCATTGCAGCTATGCGCGACGAAGAGCAAGAAATAGAAGCGGCTAAGAGAAGCCAAGCCTCTGCCGATGTTTTGCGCTTGGCCTTATTACGTTACGAAAACTTATAAAACAAAAAACAAAAACCATGAATAAAATTAAAGCATTGAAAGAAGAGCGCGGCCGCCTGTTGGGCGAGTTGTCTACTCTGCAAACTGTGATTGAAAAAGAGGCTCGCTCTATGGCTGACTCTGAAACTAACCGCTTGGCTGAAATCGAGGCTCGCCTTGGTGCTATTAAGGCTGAAGTTGAAACTCTTGAGAAGTTGCAAAACTTGGCAGCTCAAGCCGCTGGCCACGTTGCTAGCCGCAGCGAGGAAAAAGAAAAGTCAGAAATGGCTAAAGAGTATAGCTTTAAGCGCGCTATTGAAATGGCCGTTACTGGACGCCGCGAAGGTGTTGAGGGCGAATTTTCAAAAATTGGTGGCGACGAGTTCCAGCGCTCAGGAGTTTCTGTTTCTGCTCATTCAATTAAAATCCCTTCTGAAGTTTTCAAACGTGACATGTCAGTTACTGGCGGAACTTCTGGCTCTGAAGGTGGCGTTAACGTTCAGACTAACGTAGGCTCTATTATTGACGTATTGTTGCCTAAGACTGTTTTGCGCGGTTTGGGTGTACAGCAGTTGTCTGGCTTGGTGGGTAACTTGGACATGCCAACAGCTTCAACTGTACCTAGCGCTGGATGGAATACTGAAAACGGTTCAGCTACTGAAAAGAGCCCCGCTTTCTCTAAGGTAACCTTTAGCCCTAAGCGTTTGGCCGCTTACATTCAAGTTTCAAATCAGTTGTTGTTGCAGTCTAGCAACTCTATTGACGCTTACGTGCGTAACTGGTTGCTTAATGCAATGGCTCAATCGTTGGAAACTGCTGCGATTAAAGGCGGAGGTTCTAACGAGCCTGTGGGTATTATTGCTAATAGCGCGGTTAACGTAACTTTTGCTGGTGGTGCAAGTTCTAACAGCACTAACGCTAACGGAATTGCGCCAGTATGGGCCGACGTTGTTAACTTGATGAAGGCCGTAGAAAATGCTAACGGTGAGGGCGTTGCTTACTTGACTAACCCTAAAGTAAAAGCCGCTTTGCAAACCATTCCTAGACAGTCTTCTGGCGTTGAAGGTAACTTTATTTGGCCTGCTGGCGGTATGGACTTGAACGGCTACCCTGTAGCTACTTCAACTTTGGTGCCTTCTAACTTGTCTAAAGGTACTTCTAGCACCTTGTCTGCTATGATTTTTGGCGACTTCTCGAAGATGGCGATTGCCTCTTTTGGCGGATTAGAACTCACAGTAGACCCATATTCTGGCGCTACTGCTGGCTTGACTAACGTTGTGCTTAACGCTTACATGGATTGCAACTTGTTGCAGCCTACTGCTTTCGCAGTTTGTAAGGACATCGTAGCCTAATAGCTTGACCGCTTGGGGTCGTAAAAGTTCCAAGTGCTAAGGGCCGTCTTGACTGCACGGCCCTTGGGCTAAATGAAGATTAAGTTTATTGCAAACCCAACAGGAAAATTCAACCTCAGCTATAACGCTGGAGACGAGGCTATTATGGAAACTAAGCAGGCTATGCTTTTAATAGAGGCTGGAATGGCAGAAGAAATTTTAGCGCTTACCCCTAGCAAGACTAGCAAAAAAGTAAAACCAGTAAACCCAGAAACTGAGCTAGACGCTGAGTAAAAACTATGTTAGTCTCAAGACATTATACCGCCTACACAAACGCAGCCACAGACTACTTAAGTTTGGCCGACGCTAAGACTCATTTAAGAGTTACCGCTAGCTCGGACGACTCTTATATAAGTGGGCTTATTGCTATGGCTATTGAGGCTTGCAGTAATTACTTAGGCTACTCAATTAGAAAGGCTACGGCACGCTATGGCTTCGACGGCTTTACAGGCCAGCCAGCTTTAGTTAACCCTCTTAACGGTACCAACATACCAAGCGGCAATTACTTGCGTTTAAATACGCGCTGTTTAGCTGTTGGTGGTGTGTACTATGTTAACGAGTCTAACGTGGTGACTGCTTACGACGCTGCCGACTGGATAGCCAGCCCAGAGCCAATGGGTTTATTTAGCCGCAACGTATTTATAGAAACCGCACCGACGCAAGTAACTGACGACAGTATAAAATATATTGTTGAAATTACAGAGGGCTTTAACCCAGTTGGCACTAGCAGCGTAGAGCCAGACACTATTTTTCCAGCGACTATTAAGCACGCTGCGCTTTTGTTGGTGGCTCAATACTACGACAATAGGCAGGCAATTATTACGGGCACTATTTCTAGCGAAATGAGCTACGGGTTTCATTACTTGTTAGACGCTTATAAAATACAAATACTAGTATAATGAACGCGGGCTTAATGGACGTGCTAGTAAGTTTGCAAAGCTACACGGAAACAATAGACACCAATACAGGGGAGAAGCTGCAAACTTGGACCGAGTACGCTACGGCATGGGCCCAGCGCGTAGAACAGGAAAGCGGCACAGAGAATGTAAACGCGGACCGCAGAGAACATAAACAAATTGTGTTTTATACTATTCGCTATAATTCTGCCGTAGGTGTTAAGCATAGAGTAGTAGACGACAGCGGCACGCATAACATTGTTAACATAGCCAATTTACAGCGCAACTTATATTTGAAATTGCAAACCGAATTAACCCAATAATGGCAAAAGAGCAGTTAGAAAATATGGCCGAAGTATTACAGTCTTTGCATGCTATGGGGGTAGAAATTAAAAGCCCCAAGTTGCAAGACGTTATACAAAAAAACAGCGAGCCAATTATAGCGACTGCTAAAAGTTTGGTGCCTTCTGACACTGGGGACTTGCGCGACTCTATTGGGTTTATTAAAAGCAAAGACAGCAGCAACCTAGACAAGGCTTTAATAGGCTTGCGTAAAGAGTACTATAATAGCTACTTGGGTGCCATGTTTGAATATGGAACGGTAGCGCGTATACAGTCAAGTACTGGCCGCTATACTGGTAACATTGCACCAGTTCGTTTTATGCAGCGCGCTGTTGACGCTAACGCAACCCAAGTGACAGAGAATATAATTAAAGGCGTAGACGGAATACTGCGCGACTTAGCAAAGAAAAATAAACTAATATATAAATAACTATGGCAACCACTGGACCAGTAAACGGTACGCTCATAAGCATCTACAAGGATGTCAGCGGCACTTTAACTAAAATCGCTAACGCGACTTCTCACAGCGTCGACATTTCTAAGGACATGATTGACGTAACTAACAAAGACAGCGCAGGCGCTAAGGAGTTTATTGCTGGCGAGTACGGCTACACTCTTAACGTCGAGGGCATTTTTGAAGGCGACAGCTCAGTAAGTACTAGCGGCTTGTCTTTTAAAGACTTGCTTACAGACCTTTTGGCTGGCACTTCTGTTACCGTTGTTATGACTACCAATGTAAGCGGAGACGAAAAATTTACAGGCTCTGCTTTCTTTAGCAGTTTGTCTTTGAGCGCACCCAATAACGACAAAGCAACTTTTACAGGAACCTTGCAAGGTACTGGCGCTTTGACTATTGGCACCGTTTCGCCTTAATACTTTTTGTCTTATATTTGTGCCTATGAGCACAGAAATTTTAATAGGGGGTGCTAGTCATCCCCTTTTATTTAACATGAACAGCCTTCGTAATGTTATGCAGTTGGCTGGTATGGAAACCTTCGCAGACTTAAACCTTCAAAAAGACTTAGCTAAAAGCATGGACTTTGCACTAAGCTGCGCCTTCTACGGAATACTTGAGGGCTACGAGGCCAAAGGAGAAAAGACGCCCTTTGCAACAGTGCAAAAGTTAGGCGCCTCTATTACAAAGTTTACAGAGTTGAGCCCTGCGCTAGACGCCTTTACGCAAGCCGTTACCGACTTTTTTAGTACGGACGAGCCAGAGGGAAAGTAAACGCCAAGGGCGACAGCGCCCCGCTAACTTGGCGCAGTGTTGAGCGTATAAGCTACGGCGAACTTAACCTAAGCGAGCGCGAGTTTTTAAAATGTACCCCTCGCTTTTGGCGCTTAAAACTTGAGGGCATGCGTAATGCGCAGACTCAAGAGTATAGAAACCAGTGGGAATTAATGCGCTGGGCCGTTGCTACTTCTATGGCCCCGCACCTAAAGAAACCCATAGAGCCAAAACGCTTGTTAACTTTTCCATGGGAAGAGCCAGACTATATTAGTATAGAGGACGCCTTAAGGTTATATTCGCATGTCTTTGACAAATTAACCCCAGACGCCAAGGCATGAGCGCACCTATAAAAATAGTCTACAACATATTAAGCAACAACTCAGCGCTTACGGCCTTAGTTAGTACACGCTTAAACCCCTTGCGCATCCCGCAAGAGTCAGCTTTTCCAGCTATTTCTTATAACCTAGTTAGCATTATAGCAAGCCCTACCAATACTAGCCACAGCCGCACAGACTTTGCGCGGGTGCAGGTTAGTAGTTTCGGGACTACGTTTGCCAGTGCTACGGCGGTAGCTGCTGCGGTTCGCAATGCTTTAGAAGCCGTTAGTTTTCCTAGCACCTTTAACGGGGTTTACTGTCAAGCTATTGAGTTCGACAGTGAGGTACATTTAAGCGACGACGAGGCAGGCTTTGCAGGTGTCTACCATGTAGCGCAGGACTTTATTATTAATTATATTCGTTAATGGCACGCTCTCTAAATATAGTAATTGGCGCAGACATTGAAAAGCTTAGACAGGGCTTTAATGACGCTATAGCAGTAATAAAAAAGTCTGGCGCAGAAATGACGGCCGACGTTGCAAAGAGTGCAAAAAGCATTGAAGAGAAGCTGGCAAGCATTGCAACCAAAAACCCAACGCTAGCAACTGTTAAGCAGTTAACACAGTTGGCCATGGAAACCCGTGCTTTAGGGCCAGAGTTTGCACACATGGCAGACCAGTTAATTCGTGAAGCTGGTAAAATAAAAGACAGCATAGGCGACGCGCGCGCAGAGGTGGGCTACTTTGCTAGCGACACTAGAAGACTAGACAGCGTTATAGGTGGAGTGCAAGCAGTAGCTGGGGCTTACCAGTTAGTAGAAGGCGCTACCGCTTTAATGGGCGTAGAGAGCGAGAACTTACAGAAAACTATGGTAAAATTGCAAGCCGCTATGTCTATTGTAAGCGGCCTGCAAGAGTTACAGAATTTATTACAACAAGAGAGCGCGCTGGTGCAGGGTATTTTAGCACTGCGCACAACCGCATTAGCAGCAGCACAAACCGCTTACGCTGCCGCAGTTGGCACAGCGACAGGAGTACAAAGGGCTTTTAACTTAGTAATGGCTGCCGCGCCTTGGGCTTTAGCAGCTACCGCTTTAGCGTCAATAGCCTACGCCCTTAGTGCTTACGCAGACAAAACTAAAAAGGCGGCTCAAGAGCAGAAGCTATTTAATGAGCTTAACGCTGAAACGCAAAAGAATTTTGAAGAGGAGGTAAAGAGTGTAAGCGGTTTATTAGCAGTTGTTAATAACCATAACGCTAGC